ACTTCTGAACAAACGATTGCCAATCAGCTTTTTGCTGACTCGTCACGTCGGCCTGATAAAGCTTCCCCAATTTCCGGTGAATTTGGTGGTTTGACTTACAGGTTTCGTGAGTATGTTGGCGAGGTATTTGGACCTGGTGTGGCGGGTGGTGCTGCTGTATCAGGTCAAGTGAGCACGTACGACCTCAACCCCGGATTATGGGGAACTTTTGACAAGTTGGCACAATTGGCTGCTGGTTTCCAGGAGTATGAGTTCGAGCAATTAATATTTACTTATGAGTCTGGTCTCACGGCATTCACCACAACCGGTGCTGTAGGAGACATTGTTATGGCTTGTGAGTATAATGTTAATGTTACTCCTCCGGCGGAGAAACGTGCTTTGGAGGACCTTGATGGTTCGATATCCCGAAACCTTATGGTTCAGAGGATTCGTATGGGGATCGAATGTGATCCTGCTCAGTTAGCGGGGTCTAGATCAAGGTGGGTGAGGTGGGGTCCAGTTGATCCTGGGGTTTCCAGACAGCTATTTGATGCTGGACGGTTATTCGTGGGTGTGTTTGGCTCCCCTGCTTCGTTGAATGGGTTGAAGGTGGGGACATTGTATGCTGAGGGTGTGGTGAAACTTCGCAAAGGGAGGTTGACCATTTACCGAGGTTTGGTATTCCCGTCTGAGCAATTTTACACTTCATCAGCTCTGACCGCTTTGACTGCTGCTTTGTGGTTTGGAGCTGCAGGTAATGTTAGCTATTTGAGTGCCCAACAAAATAATATTGGGTGTTCTTTAGTTATAGGGGGTGCGCAAGCGTTGCAACTGGTTATGCCAGCCAGTTTTTCAGGCGCAATTGAAGTGGAAGTTTATGCTCAGGGAACCGGAATTACTGTTAATCCCACGTCTACCGCGGGTGCTAATTCATTTGTCAGTCAGATATTTGATATGTACACTCAGGCTGGGACACAGCTTGCGTCATATGGGACGCTTTCGGGAACTGTGGCATTTATCAAATCCCATTGGGCCGTGACTGTTAACCCAACTGGTAACAATAATGTTATCAATTTTGGTGCTTTCACAGCTATTACCATCACCGTGGCTCGACTGAGGGTGAATGTATATTCTACTCTCGGACCTGGCATGCAAGTCTTGC